CGCCCAAGGACAGCGTCGAGCTGCACAACCTTCCACTCGTCATCACGGTCGGCCTGAAGAAGCGCAAGGACACCGACGAGATGGGCAACGTCATCAAGAGCTACGACAAGAAGGACGCTGTCGCGCCGCGGACGCCGGCGACCGCCGGCGACAACAGTACGCCGCCGTGGAAACGCTGAGGAGGCAGTCATGACCTACCCGAACTGCAAGAACCCCAACGAGCGGGTCGTCAAAGTCGTAGAGACGACGTATCTCGGCAGGGGCAAGAAACAAGAGCGCGCTTTCTGGGTGATCCGTGATGTCGAGCTCGAGTACTGGCGTGGCTACGGCTCGCTCAACGAACCCTGCGCCTGGACTCGTGATACGACCGAACGGGTCGAATTCACCAGCCGCAAGGCGGCGCTAAAGGAGCTGGAATCTATCTGGCAATGGCGCCGTGAGCAGATGATGAATTCGATCGTGGATGACATCGAGGACCTGGCGGCATGACGTTCACACTGCCGTACCCGCCGAGCATCAATCACTACTGGCGTCACTTCCGGGGGCGGATGCTGATCAGCCGGGAGGGCCGGACGTACCGCAAGGACGTCTGCGCCCTCCTGGCCGGGGACGGCCCTCGGAAGCCGCCGTCGGGTGGACGGATCGCCTTGTGCATGGATGCGTTTCCGCCTGATCGGCGCAGACGCGACCTGGACAATCTGCAAAAACCCGCCCTTGACGCGCTCGAGCATGCGGGCGTCTACGAAGACGACAGTCAGATCGACCTGCTCGTGACGCGACGGCGCGAGTGCGTGAAAGGCGGGAGACTCGAAATCCAGCTCGACGACCTTCCGTTGCACCGTTGCCCGTTGTGCGGCGCCACGATTAATCCGGAGAACAACTGAGCTATGACCAAGCCCGGACGCATTTACATCTCCGGTCCGATGACCGGTCACGAGAATCATAACTTCCCGGCGTTTCACGCGGCGGCCGAGCAGTTCCGCAAGGCTGGATGGGAAGTCGCCAACCCGGCGGAGAACTTCGGCGGACGCACGGACCTGCCGCGTGAAGCCTATCTTCGCGCGGACATGACCATGCTGGCGCGGTGTGATGCGATCGCGCTACTGCCCGGCTGGGAACGGTCTGCCGGCGCGACGTTGGAAACCGTCCTCGCCAAGGAACTAGGTCTGCAGTTCTTCGACGCCTGGTCCGGCACACCGATGCCGCACGTGCCGAGTACGTCCTACTCGGCCGAACGCGGCGCGGCGTCCGTTCTGGACACCGCGCGGAAGATCACCGAAGGCGCTCGCCGCGACGATTACGGCCATCCAGCGGATGACTTCGAGCGGGCCGCGCTGATGTGGACCGGCATCCTGCGCTCGAAGTTGGTGCCGGATCAGCAGGTCACGGCTACGGACATTCCCCTGTGCATGATCGCGATCAAGCTGGCCCGCCAGAGTCATCGTCACAAGCGGGACAACCTGATCGACATCGCCGGCTACGCGCGTACGGCCGCGATGGTCGCGGGGGATGAGTGATGGCCAAGGCGCACAGCAAGACCATGCTGGCCTTCGGCGACGTGCACATCCCGCACCACAACCCGCGGGCCGTCGAGGTGTTCTGTCGCGCGGCCGAGCGTTTGCGGCCCGACCTGATCGTCTGCCTGGGCGATCTGCTGGACTGCGGACAGTTCTCCACGCATCCGCCGACGCACGGCGTGCCGGAGACGGATTACGTCGATGACCTGCGCGAGGCCAACGCGCTGCTGGATCGTCTCCAGACAGTCTGCGATCGGTTGGCCATCGTCGAGGGTAATCACGAATATCGGCTCGACCGATGGGCGGCGGTCGCTGCGGAGGGACGTGGCGCTTACTCCATGCTCGCGCCGCGCATCCGCTTGACCAAGGGGCGCTCGAAGTGCACGTATGTTCCCTACGGGTCGGCAGACGGACGGTATCCTCATTACGCGGTCAACTCACGGATCATCGCGGTGCACGGTTGGTCCTATGCTCGTCACGCCACGAAGAACCACCTTCAGATCAGCCAGGGCAAGAGCGTCATCCACGGTCACACGCACCGCGCCGACGCCTGCATCATTCAGAACATCTGGTCGCCGGGCAAGGTCGTCCAGGCCCGCAGTGCCGGTTGCCTGTGCAAACCGATTCCGCTCTACGGCACGGGCCGGCCAGTCGAGTGGGTCAACGCTTTCATTCTCGGCTACCTCGGGCGTCGCAGTGACACGCTTTACACCATCCCGATCATGGACAACCGCTGCATCCTGCCCGACGGCGTGGAGGTGGCGGCATGACGCAGGGAGTTCTGTCGGCACCAGCGCCAACCACATTCACGCTGCGGCCGTATCAGACTGAATCGATCAACGCCGTGTATGACCACCTGCGCTTGCGCGATGACAACCCCTGTGTGGTTATCCCGACGGCCGGCGGCAAGACGCCGGTGATGGCGACGATCTGCCGTGACGCCGTTCAGCAATGGAACGGGCGCGTGCTCATCCTCGCGCACGTGAAGGAACTGCTCGAGCAGGCGGTCGACAAGCTGCACACGATGGCGCCGGACCTATGGAACCAGATCGGTGTCTACTCGGCGGGCCTGAAGAGCCGGGATACCGATCATGCGATCATCGTGGCCGGTATTCAGTCCGTCTATCGACGCGCCGCGGAGTTGGATCGCTTCGATCTGATCATGATCGACGAGTGTTTTGTCGCCGGAACGCGCGTATCAACACCCTCTGGTGAGCTGCCAATTGAACTGGTCCAGCCGGGGATGTTCGTCCAAACCGCGACAGGAATCGGGCGTGTCCTTGCAACCTCGGCCAGATCGGCGAGCGACCTTGTGACGCTGGAGTACTCCGATGGAACAGTTATCACATGTACGGCCAGTCACCCGATCTTCACCGAGTCGGGATGGAGAGCCGCAGGCTCCCTGGAGGTCGGTTCGCTGGCGTTCGGCGTTGAAAGCATGCGAATGCTGCGGGCAGGAGTTCCGTCCGTGGACCAAACGGCAACCGGACGGGAGCCTGACAATCCAGAAGGAGCGTCTCTGGCTGAAGCAGCGGTTCTGCTCGATCTCCTGTGCCAAGATCCACAGCAACTGCATGAGATCGCGGAAGGTACGGGAGAAGGTCAGTACCACTATGAAGGCCAAGGGTCATGCGCCAAGAGTGCGAGGAGGCAACGGGCAGTTGACCGAACCACAAGAGAAGTTGCTGAAACGGATAGGCGACGGTTGGGTGGCGGAATTCGCAGTTCCGGTCCCGGATTACCTCTCGCGCTGCCTGCCGAAGCATCTCAAGATCGACGTTGCACAACCGGACTTGATGATCGCCATCGAACTGGACGGTCGGAGCCACCATTCGCCGGATCGTCGTCTTCAAGATTCTCGCAAGACCACCTACCTGGCACAAAGCGGCTGGTCCGTGTTTCGCGTCACGAACGAGCGCGCGATCGAGTTGTGTTCAACTTGCACGTCTCCGGACACCCTTCTTACTTCGCTAATGGCATTCTCGCACACAACTGCCACCTGATCCCGCCCGACGGCGAGGGTATGTACCGCACCTTCCTGGCCGACGCGAAGGTAGTCAACCCGAACGTGCGCCTGGTCGGATTGACTGCCACGCCGTATCGCATGACCACCGGCACGATCTGCGGCGCGGATAATCTGCTCAATCACGTCTGCTACGAGGTCGGCGTGCGCGAGCTGATCGTTCAGGGCTATCTCTGTCCATTGAAAAGCAAGGCCGGCAAGCGCAAGGCGGACACGTCCGGCTTGCACCTGCGCGGTGGTGAATTCATCGCCGGCGAAGTTGAACAACTCATGGACGATGATTCCCTCGTCCGCTCGGCGTGCCGGGAGATCATCGCGCACGCGCAGGATCGCCGGTCGGTCCTCATCTTCGCGGCCGGCGTGCAGCACGCGCTCCACGTGCAGCGTGTGCTTGACAGCCTGGGACATGAGTGCGGGTTCGTTCATGCCGAGACCTTGCCCTTCGACCGCACCGAAACGCTGAAGCGATTTCGCAAAGGCGAATTGAAGTACCTGGTCAACGTCAACGTGCTCACGACGGGCTTCGACGCGCCGAACATCGACTGCATCGCGCTGCTGCGCCCGACGAACTCGCCTGGGCTCTACTACCAGATGGTCGGTCGCGGATTCCGACTTCATCCCGGCAAGGACGACTGTCTCGTGCTCGACTTTGGCGGCAACATTCTGCGTCACGGTCCGGTCGATGATCTGCAAATCAAAGAACCGGGCCAAGGCGATGGTGACGCACCAGCCAAGGAATGCCCGCAGTGCCAGGCCGTGATCCACGCCGCATACGCGACCTGTCCCGAGTGCGGCCACGAGTTCCCGCCGCCAGATCGGCAACGACACGATCAGGAAGCCTCCACGGCGGGCATCCTGTCCGGCGAAACGACGGACACCGAGCACGAAGTCACCGACACCTTCTACAGCGTGCACGTCAAACGTGATGCGCCCGAGGATCACCCGCGCACGATGCGGGTCGAGTACCGCATCGGGTTCAATCAGTACGTCTCGGAGTGGGTGTGCGTCGAGCACTCTGGCTACGCCCGCGCCAAGGCCGAGTCCTGGTGGCGTGCGCGTAGCCGTGAACCGGTGCCGGGCACGGCCGAGGAAGCGGTCGAACTGGCCGAAATGGGCGCACTGGCCAAAACACTGGCCGTCACCGTCCGGCAGGTGGCGGGCGAGAAGTACGACCGCATCATCCGCCACGCGCTCGGACCGATCCCGCCGCGGCCGGAGGATCCGGACCAGTTCGACGACGACGCGCCGCTGCCGTGCGGCGTGGATGCGGAGGACGTGCCATTCTGAGAAGTGTGTCACCATTGAGGGTCTCGCATGGGTGAAGTGGTGAACCCACTGCTCGACGCTGCGCTGGCTTATGCCCGCATGGGGCTGCCGGTGTTCCCCTGCGCGCCAGGACGCAAGACGCCGCTCACCGACAACGGGTTCCACGACGCAACGACTGATGAAGCAACGATTCGCAAGTGGTGGCGCACCAATCCGCGCGCCAACATCGGCATGCCGACGGGCACCGCCAGCGGTACGTTTGTGTTGGACATCGATCCGCGCAATGGCGGTGAAGCCGGTCTCAATGATTTGGAGAGCCGACACGAGAAGCTGCCCGACACGACGGAGGGTCTCACCGCCGGAGGCGGTAGACATCTGTTCATCCGTCATCCCGGCAATCACGTGCCGTGCAGTCAGGGGGAACTCGCCAACGGCGTCGATGTGAAAGGCGACGGCGGTTACGTCGTTCTGCCGCCCAGTGTGCATCCTAACGGGAATACCTACGCCTGGCGGGAATCGCGAGCGATCGACGAGGTGTCTCCGGTTGAGTGCCCGTCGTGGCTGGAGAAACTGATCAGCAAGGATGCACCTGCGACACCGCAGTTGTCGGCGTCAGGGAATGCAGCCGACGGCAACCCCATTCCTGACGGGCAGCGCAACACCACGCTCGCACGCCTGGCCGGCGGCATGCGCCGTCAGGGCATGAGCCGTGACGAGATCCTCGCAGCAATCCAGGTCACCAACCAGACGCGATGCCGACCGCCGCTGCCCGATGCCGAGGTCGAACGCATCGCAGCGAGCGTCGCGCGGTACGAGCCGGACGCGGTGTCCGTTGCGCTTGCGGAGGATCATTATCAGCAGATCTTCGCCACTCCGCATGATGACCGATCTGCGAACGAAACGTCCGCTCAAGCTGCCGATCCCGGCCCACTGCCCGATGACCTGCTTCGCGTTCCGGGCTTCGTGTCCGAGGTCATGGATCACTGCTTGGCGATCGCGCCGTACCCGAACACGGTGATGGCGTTCTGCGGCGCGCTGGCGTTGCAGGCCGTGCTCGCCGGGCGCAAGGTACGTGATCCCGGCGACAATCGCACGAACCTGTACCTGCTGGGTCTGGCCCATTCATCCGCCGGCAAGGACAGCCCGCGCAAAATCAACACGGAGATCCTGCACGCGGTCGGACTCTCGGAGTGTCTCGGCGGACGGTTCGCCTCGGGTGAGGGTGTGCAGGACGCATTGTTCTCGAACCCCTGCATGCTGTTCCAGACCGACGAGATCGACGGCATGCTCCAGTCGATCAACAAAGCCAAGGACGCCCGCCACGAAAACATCATGGGCACGTTGCTGACGATGTACTCGTCGGCGAACTCGGTCTTCCCCATGCGCCGCAAGGCGGGCAAGGAATCGCCGGGCGTGATCGACCAGCCCAACTTGGTCGTCCTCGGCACCGCAATCCCGAACCACTACTACCAGGCGCTGTCCGAGCGGATGCTCACCAACGGCTTCTTCGCGCGCATGATCATTCTCGAATGCGGCAAGCGTTCGCCGGGGCAGGAGCCCAAGATCGAACCGCTGCCGCCGCGCGTTCTGGAGACCGCGAAATGGTGGGCCGACTTCCGGCCGGGCAACGGCAACCTCGAACAATGGCATCCGGTCCCGAAGATCGTGCCTCACACGGATGAGGCCCGAAGCATTCTGATCGAGACGCGACTGGAGGCTGAAACCGAGTATGCAGAAGCCGAACGCGCCGGCGATCCGGTCGGCACGACGGTTTGGGGCCGAGTCAGTGAACAGACCCGCAAGCTCGCGCTGCTCTACGCGGTGAGCGAGAACCACAAGAACCGGGAGATCAGCAAAGCCGCCGCCGAATGGGCCCGTCGATTCGTCATCCACCAAACCCGGCGGATGCTCTTCATGGCGTCCAGCCACGTAGCGGATAACCCGTTTCATGCCGATTGTCTCAAGCTCATGCAGAAGTTGCGCGATGAGCCGGGGTATGAGCTGCCGCACAGCGTACTGCTGAAGCGGATGAAGTTGGATGCGAAGAGCTTCACGGGCCTCATCGACACGCTGTCCCAACAGGGAGATATCGAGATCGTCACTGTGCCTCGGGCCGGGACGTACCAGCGGTCGTATCGGCTGATCCGAGGGGTGAACGTTGAGGGTGAAACGTCGGACGGGGGTGAAACGTGATTGCCCATCACGTGACGGAAATGGTCTGTTCGGCGGTTCAGGTTTCTCTCGTTTCACCCACGTTTCACCGGGGCAGGGTGAAAGGTGAGATCGTGGAAAACAGCGTATATATAATGAAAACAACAACTCTCTCTTCATATATATGTCTTTCACCCTTACCCCCTCGCGCGATGCCCGCCCGCGCGTATGCGTGTGTGTATGTGAGGGGTGGGGTGAAAGGTGAAACGTGGGCATGGGTCCTACCTGCCAGATCGGCAGCCGAGGGCCCGCGGGAACAGCGCCCAATCCCATCTGACGTTGTTTGGGCTGTCCTGTTTTTCTGTAACCATCGGCCACGGCATAAGTTGCGATCGGACAGGCCATGAAAACCGGACAGGTGAACCGGCCGAGCTGTCTGGCGGTCCCGCAGAACACACAGGAGCGCTTCGGAGGTGACGGTGTGAGCCACGAAACGTGTAATCGAGAGCCATCGGATGCGAATGCCGCCCCGGACGCGCGACGGGAGCAGGCCCGGGCTCTGCGGATGGAAGGTCGCACGACTCGAGAGATCGCGGCTGAACTCGGCGTACCGCGGAGCACGGTATCTGACTGGATGACTTCCCCGGGCGGCGAGCGGCTCACGAACAGGAGGCGGTTGCGTGGGACGCAGCCGTGCAAGGTCTGCGGCGCGCCCACGACGTCGAAGATCGGCATCTGCGGACGCACCGCCCAATGCCGCAACGAGGCGGTGTGTTACCGGAAGGGCTACACGAAGCGCCTTCGCTGCGCCGGGTGCGGTGGTCCGATGCGGTCCCACTGCAAGTGGCGGTTTTGCACACGGAACCGGCAATGCCGGTCGCTGCACGATGCGGAGATGCGCCGTGTCGATGGCGAACGTCTCCGCGAGTCGGCGCGCCGATCATTGGCGAAGCACGCTCAGAAGTACCGGGATCGCGACATGGTCCGGCGCCGTCTGCGCGGGGTTCACCCGGCCAACAGCCGCGGGCGGGCCCATCCCTCGTGGGCCGGTGGCCGAGTCGTCTTCTGTTTCGTTTGTGGGCAGTGCGCCGGCTGGCGGAAGCCGAGCCAGCTCCGGCGGCGGAAACGGTTCTTATGCAAGGAGCATGGTCATGGGCGTGACAACTGGAAATGGACGCTGGTCGAGCACCAGTACCAACCCAAACAGGCTGTACCACGAGTGCCTCAAGCAGGCGTCGATTGCTGAGCGTTGCGCGGCCGAGGCCATGCGCTATCGCGAGCGGGTGCGCAAGGCGTTGTACCGCGCGGCGGTCGCGTATCAGCGGCTTGCCCGGGACCACCACGCTTGGTTTCTGGCACAGGCCGAAAGCGTCGGGGGGATCGATGCCCTTCTCGAAGCGTGGTTCAGACCGCTGGCCTTCTTCGGCGAGGATTGGCACGACCTGCTGCGCGACGTAGCGGAAGGCATGACGGAGAAGGAGTACCTGGCATCGACCGCCGGCAGCTTCCTGCGGCGGCGTAAGGTTGCCGCCCTGGTCAATCGTGAGAACGCCGAGTCGCCGTTGCCGGCTGAGCCTGAGTCGTCGTTACCAGCCGAGGAGCGCGTGGTGTTCCTGAAGGAGCAGAACCGCACGCTGAGACAGCAGCTTCTGGCTTCGCGAAAACAGGCGGCGGAACTGCGCCGCGTCGCGGCCCGCCAGGAGCGGCGGATCGTCGAGCTTGAGGCGGTGCTGAACAGGATCGAGAAGGCGACGGTCCGGCTGAAGGCCGGTTAACGGAGGGCGCGCTCAGGGCGGCCCCAGGGCGTGTTTGGGGCCACCCTGGGCCACCCGGGTACGCGAGGGCGTGGTTTGGCTACCACCTCGTCGGCGGTTCGCCACGGGTGGCGTTCCTGGCCGACGGGTGGTCGGTCCGGCCGAGGTGGTGTGTGTTTCATGGATGGCAATTTGACACGGAGGTCGTTCGATGAAGGTTGAAACGCGGCCGTTGGCCGAGATCAAGCCGTATGAGAAGAACCCTCGGATCAACGATGCTGCGATCGATGCCGTGGCGGCGTCGATCCAGCAGTTCGGATGGCGCCAGCCCATCGTGGTGGACGCCGAGGGCGTCATCGTTTGCGGGCACACGCGATGGAAGGCGGCGCAGAAGCTCGGGATCACCGAGGTGCCGGTTCACGTGGCGACGGATCTGACGCCGGAGCAGATTCGCGCTTACAGGATCGCTGATAACAAAACCAACGAACTGGCCGAGTGGAACATGGAGTTGTTGCCGATCGAACTGGCCGAGCTTCAGGGCGCCGGCATCGACTGGTCGCTGCTCGGCTTCGACCAGGACGACCTGGCCAAGCTGCTCGATCCCGGCGTGAAGGCCGGCCTGACCGATCCCGACGAGATTCCCGAGCCGCCGGACGAGGCGATCACGCAGCCCGGTGACCTGTGGATTCTCGGCGAGCATCGGCTGTTGTGTGGGGATTCGTCGAAGCCCGCTGACCTGGATCGCCTGCTCGATGGTCAGCCGATCCACCTTGCGAATACCGACCCGCCCTACAACGTCAAGCTCGAGCCGCGCAGCAAGAACGCCGTCGCGGCCGGCTTGGCGACGTTCGCGGCGTACCTCAGCGACGAGGCGAAAGCGCGCGATGCCGAGAAACGATTGGGCAACCATCAGGGCTTCGACCTTGCCCGCGACCCCAGCAAATCGAAACCCGCCACGCAGAAGATGCGGGCCAAGGATCGGCCGATTTCGGATGAAGCCTTCGACGCATTGCTCACCGCGTGGTTTAGCAACATCGCCCGCGTGCTGCTGCCCGGGCGGGCGTTCTACATCTGGGGCGGTTGGTCGAACATCGGCAACTACCCGCCGGTGTTGAAGAAGAGCGGCCTCTTCTGGCACCAGCAGATCATCTGGGTGAAGAACTCGCCGGTGCTCTGCCGCAAAGACTTCATGCTCGCGCACGAGTGGTGCTTCTATGGCTGGCGCGAGGGCGCGGGTCACGAGTTCTTCGGGCCGAACAACATTCGCGACGTGTGGCAGGTGGACAAGGTCCCGCAGCAGAAGATGGTTCACCTCACCGAGAAGCCCGTCGAGTTGGCGGTGCGCGCCATCCAGTACTCGTCGCGTCCGGGTGAGAACGTCATGGATTTGTTTGGCGGCAGCGGCTCCACGCTCATGGGTTGTGAGCAGACCGGTCGGCGGGCGTTTCTCATGGAGCTCGATCCGCTGTACTGCGACGTGATCGTGCAACGGTGGGAGAAGTTTGCGGGGCGGAAAGCGGAGCGACTCTCTGACCGGAGCAACGCCCCGGTCGAAACCGAGGCGCTGGTGGAGGGGACGTGATGTCAGCAGTCGGCGTTTCGAATCGCCGGGGATCACACTCCTTCGAACAGGCCCTTCGAGACCCGTTCGATGCGGCCGTCATTCGCCAGTTCGTTCAGGCGAACGGACATCTGCTTCGTCGTCACGTCGATCCCCCACTCGTTGAGGAGCTCCGTCAGCCGCCGCGCCGTGATCGGTTTGTCCTGGGCCGCGACCGTGCCGATGATGATCCGGGTCAGTTCTCCGCGCTCCAATCTGCGAGGTTCCATCGGTCACGCCTCCTTCCCGACGAACGCGAACTGCCCGCGTTCGACCTTGCGGAATCGAGAGTCGGCGCCCTTCTTCTGCGTCTCGCGCAGGATGGCGCTGTACAGCGTGGCCGCGGGCGTCTTGCCGCCGGGACTGGTCCACAGACCCTGCTCACCCATCGCGGCGATCATCGCCTTGCAGGTCATCGGTTCGCCGGCCTTTCGGAGAACCTCGGCCGCGGCGTCGAGTGCGCTGGTCCGCTTCGGCGTGTCGGTCGCGCCCTTGGCGGAACCTTTGGTCTTGCTCTGGCGGCGTTGCTGGCGCGAGGCCTCGGCCAGCGCTTCGCCGTCCAACCGGTCGAGGCGCGGCGCTTTGCCGGCGGTCTTGCTCGCGTCGGGCTCGGCGGCTTCGGCCTTACCCTTCGCGCGTTTCCGGGTGGGCGTTGCCCGCTTGGCCGACGCGGCCTTCTTCGTGGCCTTCCTCTTCGTTGCGGTCTTCTTCGTCTTGCTCATGTGAATCTCCTGTTTCTGCACGCCCCATTGCGTGCAGGTCCATGAAGCCATGGGCGGGCCGAAAGCTCAAGGCGAATCTCGCCAGATTCCGGAGCTATTCGCAGGTTTTTTGTACGTCAGCGCGAACGGGATGAATGGGAGCCGGGATGAATGAAGCACAGCCGAATCGCGGGATGAATCCGGCATCGCTGGCCGTGGCGGATGCTGCGCGATTGTTGTCCGCCGCCGCCGGGCAGATCGTCAGCGCGGAGATGATCGAGACGGATATCACTGCCGGCGCGCCGGCGAACCCGGACGGCACGATCAACCTGGTTCATTACGCCGCCTGGTTGGTGAAGGAGATGTCCGCTCGTGGCGATTGATCCGCGCAAACTTCGGCCGACGCAACTGGTGCAGTTGCTGAACTCGACGCCGCTCGGCGAAGTGATCAGCGAGCGCCAACTGCATCGCCATCGCAGCCGAGCCGGCCTGCGCATTGGTGACGGCAAGACGGTCGATCTGCTGCGTTACACCGCGTGGCTGGTCATCGAACGTCACAAACCCAAGGCCGAACCTGAAGGCCTGACCGGCTACGAGGCGATGAAGGAACGCGCCCGGGCGCGCAACGCGGAGCTGTCGCTGTCCGGCCGGGACATTGGCGAGCTGCCCGCGGTGGTGAACGCGGAACGGAAGGCCCAGGCCGAGCGTGACTTTCGGTTCTTCTGCGAGCAGTACTTCCCGCAGACGTTTCACCTGCCCTGGTCGCCTGACCATCTGAAGGTCATCGCCAAGATCGAGCTGGCCGTGCTCGAAGGCGGGTTGTTCGCGATGGCGATGCCGCGCGGCAGCGGCAAAACATCATTGTGCGAGATCGCCTGCCTCTGGGCACTGGTGTACGGCCACCGCGAATTCGTCGCGCTGATCGGCTCCGACGAAGAGCATGCCGCCAACATGCTCGATTCGATGAAGTCGGAGCTCGAGCACAACGAGCTACTGTTGGATGACTTCCCCGAGGTTGTCTACCCGATCCACAAGCTGGAGGGCATCCACCAACGTTCGGCCGGCCAGCTCTACCAGGGTGAGCAGACGCACATCGGCTGGACGGCTCGCGAGATCGTGTTGCCCACGATTCCCGGCAGCAAGGCCTCGGGCGGAATCATCCGCGTTGCGGGCATCACCGGGCGCATCCGTGGCATGAAGCACAAGCGGGCCGACGGCAGCAGCGTCCGGCCCTCGCTCGTGCTCATCGACGATCCGCAGACCGACGAATCCGCGCGCAGCCCGAGCCAGTGCGCCACGCGCGAACGCATCCTGGCCGGTGCGATTCTGGGTCTCGCCGGCCCCGGCAAAAAGATCGCCGGCCTCATGACGCTGACCGTCGTGCGCCCGGACGACATGGCCGATCGCATTCTCGATCGCGACAAGCATCCGCAATGGCAAGGGCAGCGCACGAAGATGGTCTATGCCTGGCCGGCGAACGAGGCGCTGTGGGACAAGTATGCCGAGCTGTGGCGCGAGGGTATGCGGGCCGATCGTGGCATTGCCGAAGCGACGGAATACTATCGCGCGCACCGCGAGGCGATGGACGAGGGCGCCGTCATCGCCTGGCCCGAGCGACATCATCCCGATGAACTCTCGGCGATTCAGCATGCGATCGACCTGAAGCTCGACCGTGGCGAGGCCGCGTTCTTTGCCGAATACCAGAACGAGCCGTTGCCCGAGGATGTACCAGACGACGATCTGCTCACTGCCGATCAGATCAGCGCGAAGGTCAACGGTCACGCCCGCGGTGAGGTCCCGATCGGCTGCACACACCTAACGATGTTCATCGACGTGCAGGCCAAGGCGTTGTTCTGGTTGGTGGTGGCGTGGGAGGATGGCTTCACGGGCTGCGTGATCGACTACGGCACCGAGCCGGACCAGAAGACGGCGTACTTCACGCTTCGCGACGTGCGCCGGACGCTGGCGATGGCTGCACCCCGGGCAGGATTGGAAGGCGCGATCTACGCCGGCCTGGAGCGGCTGACGGATCGCACGATCGGCAAGGAATGGCGCCGCGACGACGGCGCCATGGTGCGCATCGACCGTTGCCTGATCGACGCGAACTGGGGCCAGTCGTCCGACGTGGTGTATCAGTTCTGCCGTCAGAGCAAACACGCCGGCATCGTGATCCCCAGCCACGGGCGGTACGTCGGGGCATCGAGCATTCCGTTCAGCGAATACAAGCGCAAACGCGGTGACCGCGTCGGGTTGAACTGGCGCATCCCGGTCGTGAGGGGTAAGCGCGCGGTCCGGCACGTGGTGTTCGACACGAACTACTGGAAGTCGTTCGTCCACGCGCGCCTTGCGGTGGCGATGGGTGATCCTGGTTGCCTGTCATTGTTCGGGCGTAAGCCTGATCAGCACCGGCTGTTGGCCGAGCACCTGACCTCAGAATATCGCGTGAAGACCGAAGGCCGTGGCCGGACAGTGGACGAATGGAAACTCCGCGCCGACGGCCTCGACAACCATTGGCTGGACGGCCTCGTCGGCAACGCTGTCGCCGCGTCGATGCAGGGCGCGACGCTGTTCGGGACGTCGACTTTGCCGGCACGGCCACGACGGCGCCTCCGCCTATCCGAGATTCAACGGAGCAGAGCCTGATGACACAGGTCAGTACGACACCGACGTCCGAGCCGAGGCACCAAGGACTGGTCTGTCGTCGCTGCGGTTGCCGGCACTTTCTCACGGTCTATACGCGACCGCGACACGACGGGATCGTGCGCCGCAAGCGGTGCCGGCACTGCGGCCAGGCGATTACCACGCGAGAAAAGATCATCTGATACCAGATCTGGTACGAAGTGGGCGTTTCACATCTTCAGGCGGCGAGATTTCGGGCTGAGCGGGTAATCACTCTATGACGGGCGCGCCCGCGGAGTGATGACCATGACCGACTCCCTTGATGACGCAATCAAAACCAATGCCGAGGGCCCGAAGAAGGCCAGCGGCGATTCGGGCAGTGTCGAGCAGCACGATCTGAAGGATCAGATCGAGGCGGATCGGTATTTGTCGTCGAAGGAGGCGGCCAAGAAGGGTCTGGGTGTGCGGCGGACGAAAGTATCTCCGCCGGGTGCGGTGTGAGTGGGATCTGGGGTCCGGAGTCTGGAGCAAGGATGCTGAGGCGAATTCGAGAATGGATGCTCGGCGGAAGTCGCGGCCAGGGACGGCCCGGCTTTCGCTTTCTGCGCCTGCCGACTCCGGGCTCCAGACTCCGCGCGAAGTACGACGCGGCGCAGACGACTTACGAGAACCGCCGGCACTGGGTGCATGCCGACCATCTTTCAGCCAACGCGGCCGCCAGCGCCGAAGTGCGGCGCGTTCTGCGCAGCCGGGCGCGGTACGAAGTCGCCAATAACAGCTATGCCAAGGGCATCGTGCTGACGCTGGCGAACTACGTCGTCGGCACCGGCCCGCGACTTCAGATGCTTACCGACGATTCCGACGCCAATCGCCTCATCGAGAAAGAATTCGCGAGGTGGGCCAAGGCGGTCGGACTGGCGCACAAGTTGCGGACGATGCGGATCGCGCAGTGCGAGAGCGGCGAAGTGTTCAGCCTGCTGGCTACCAATCCGCGAATCAACGCTCCCGTTCAACTCGACCTGCGACCCATCGAGGCCGACCAGGTCGCGAGTCCGTGGCCGGTCGTGCACAACGGCAGCAACGCCGCCGACGGTATCGTACTCGACGAGTTCGGCAACCCGATCGCTTACTACGTGTTGAAGCGTCATCCCGGTGACAACGGTGCGCTTCATTCCGGTCTCGATTACGACCTCCTGCCGGCTGACAGCGTGATCCACCTGTTCCGAGCCGAGCGTCCCGGCCAGGTCCGGGGGATTCCCGAGATCACGAGCTCGCTGTCACTGTTCGCGATGCTGCGACGTTACACGCTGGCCGTACTCGGTTCGGCGGAACAAGCGGCTCTGCCCAGCGGTGTGATCTACACCGACGCGCCGGCGGACACGGAGGCTTCGGAAGTCGAGCCGTTGGATACGGTTGAGATGGATCGCGGCACGTGGATGACCATGCCGTTCGGGTGGAAGATCGGCCAGGTCAAGGCCGAGCAACCCACCACCGTGTACGGCGACTTCAAGCACGAAGTGATCAACGAGATCTCGCGGTGCTTGAACATGCCGTTCAACATCGCAGCGGGTAACAGCTCGGGCTACAACTACGCATCCGGCCGGCTGGATCATCAAGCGTTCTTCAAAGCCATTCGAATCGATCAGACATATCTCGGCGACGTCGTGCTTGACCGCGTGTTCAAGGCGTGGCTCGACGAGGCCGTGCTGATCGAAGGTTATCTGCCGCAATCGATGCGCACGCTCGACACCGAGTTCCCGCACCAGTGGTTCTGGGACGGCTTCGAGCACGTCGATCCGGCCAAGGAGGCCAATGCGCAGGCGACGCGACTGGCGAGCAACACGACCACACTTGCGGCGGAATACGCGAAGGCAGGTCTCGACTGGGAGAGCGAGCTGCGCCAGCGGGCGCGCGAGATCGCGTTGATGCGTGAACTCGGACTGAGTACGGAGCAGGCCCAATCGAACGCTTCCACCGACGAGGAGACGGAGGACGAAGATGCCGTTGCCGAAGCGGCGTGATGGAGAACCGCGCGCGGTGTTTGTGCGGCGGTGCATGGAGGATGACGTGATGAAGCGGGAGTTCCCGGACAACGATCAGCGGATTGCGGTATGCCAGCAGCAGACGGACGTTTCCGCTACGGGTCATATCGATCTGCTTTGTGACGCGGGCGACATCATGATCGAAGCCGCCCAGGCGGAGGGTGACGGCGAGACAACCCCGCGCTTCACGATGATCGCATATTCCGGCGACGCGATGCGCGTCGAAGGATGGCGGTTCCCGGTCGTGGTGGACTTTGAGGGATTGACGATCCCGTCACAGCGCCGGCCGGTCCGGTTCGGCCACAGCATGTACGCCGGCGTCGGTCACACCGAACGCATCGCCATTGAGAACGGCCGGCTGGTCGCCGAGGGCATCGTGTCGCGCGACACGGTCGCAGCCAAGGAAGTCGTGGCGAGTGGCAGGCGCGGTTTTCCCTGGCAGGCGTCGCTCGGGGCATCCGTGCAACAGGCCGAGTTCGTGCGGCCCGGCAAGTCGGTCACCGTCAACGGTCGAACGTTCGAAGGCCCTTTGTACGTCGCACGCAAGACATTGCTCGGCGAGATCAGTTTCGTGGACCTCGGTGCAGATGGCAATACGGCCGCGAGGATTGCGGCTCAACGGCAGGAGAATCGATTCATGGAAGAGAACAAGAACACGGATGTCGTCGAGACTGAAGATACGGCCGCGACCACGCCGGACGTCACGAATGACGAAACAACGATCGAAGCCGGCCAGGAGGCCAGCGCTCCCATCGATCCCGTACCGGAAATCCGCGCGAAAGCGATCGCCGAAACGAAGCGCCTCGCCGCGATCCGTCAGATTTGCAGCGGCCGCTGCCCGGAGATCGAGGAGAAGGCCATCGCCGAGGGCTGGAGCACTGACAAGTGTGAGCTTGAGGTGCTTCGCGCGTCGCGTCCGAAGGCGCCGGCTGTGCACGTCATCGATCAGGCGATGGACGGCGCGATCCTCGAGGCCGCGTGCATGTTGACGGCCAAGCTGGCGGACGTGGAGGAACTCCACGACGACAAGACACTCGACGCGGCCAGCAAGCGGTTCCGCGGCGGCATCGGTCTCCAGGAGCTGTTGCTCGAGGCGGCATGGGCCAACGGCTACACCGGCCGCAACTTCCGCGACAGCCGGTCGGTCCTGCGCTATGCCTTCGGACACAACGTGCAGGCTGCGTTCTCGACGATCGACATCGGCGGGATCCTTTCCAACGTCGCCAACAAGTTCCTGCTCGAAGGCTTCTTCAGCGTCGAACGCACGTGGCGGAACATCTGCTCGGTCCGCAACGTCAGCGACTTCAAAACGGTCACGAGCTACCGACTGATCGGCAAGGACCAGTACGAGCAGGTCGCCCCCGGCGGCGAGTTGAAGCACGGCACGCTGGGCGAGGAGAGCTACAGCAACAAGGCCGATACTTACGGTCTGCTGCTGTCCATCGATCGCCGCGACGTCATCAATGACGACCTGGGCGCGATCACCACCGTGCCGCGCAAGCTCGGGCGTGGTTCGGGGCTGAAGATCAACGACGTGTTCTGGACCGCGTTCCTGAACAACGCCACCTTCTTCAAGGCCGCCAACAAGAACTACATCGACGGCGCCGACACCGCGCTGGGCATCGACGCGCTGAGCCTGGCCGAGCAGACGTTCATGGACCAGGTCGACGCGGACGGCAAGCCGATCGGCGTCATGCCGGCGGTCATGCTCGTGCCCACATCGCTCAGTGCGATGGCGACCATGCTCTACAAGTCGCTGGAGTTCCGCGACACGACGGCGAACACGAAGACGCCGACGGCCAACCCGCACATGGGCAAGTTCCGGGCCGAGGTCAGCCGGTATCTGGCCAACGCGCAGTACACCGGTTCGAGCGCCAAGGCGTGGTACCTGCTCGCCGATCCGAACGATCTGCCGGTGATCGAGGTCGCGTTCCTGAACGGTCAGGAGTCGCCCACGATCGAAACCGCCGAGGCCGACTTCAACGTGCTGGGCGTGCAGATGCGCGGCTACCACGACTTCGGCGTCGCGCTACAGGAACCGCGTGGCGGCGTGAAGAGCAAGGGTGAAGCGTAGGAATGAGGCTACGGGCTTCGGGCTTCAGGAACGACCCGAAGCCTGAGGCCTGACGCGACTGAAAGGAGCGTCGAATATGCAGGCAACGTTTGTTCAGGACGGCAACAGCATTGATTACACGCCGGCGGTGGACATCGCGGCCGGTGATGTGGTCGTCATCGGGCTACTGGTGGGTATCGCCAAGGAAGCCATCAAGGCCAATCGCCTCGGTGCGCTCGCCGTGGCTGGCGTGTTCGACTTTGTGAAGGAAGTGGGCGCCACCACCGCGATCGCCGTCGGAGCCCTGGTCTACTGGGACAGCACGAACCAGCAGGCGACGACGGTGGCAACGGACAACACGCTGATCGGTAAGTGCATTAAGGCCGCGGCGGACTCGGACGCGACCGTGCGCGTGCGGATGCAGTAGGGAGGCAGGGCAGCGATGACCGCGAGCTTGATGCATGAGGGTGCACGGATCGACCACACGCCGGCGACGGACCTCGCCGCCGGCGAGGTCGTCTCCGTGGTCACGCCCAATGGCGAAGGGTTCATTGGCGTGACGCCGCGAAGCGTCCCCGCCGGCACGAAAGGTAGCCTGGCCGTCGAGGGCGCGTTCCAGTTGCCCAAGGATGCGGTCGATCTGACTGCCGGGCAGAAGGTGTACTGGGATGCGCTCCGGCAGCAGATCGTTGACTCGCCGTCGCTGCTGGGCTGCGTGGGCAATCCCGTGCAGAACGGGGACTTCACGGCGGGCAACGCCAACTGGGTGAACTGGACCCAACGCGGCAGCGCGTCGCGCGACTTCAACTCGCCCGACGTACCGGCCGGTGGTCAAGCGCCCAGCCTACGCATCTGGCAGACGGGCAACTTCAACGGCGGCGTCTATCAGGCGGTCAGCGTGACGCCGGGCCAGTTGTATACCCTGCGCATCCGCAGCCGGGACCTCGCCTCAACGGTCACCATCGATTCAATCAATGCATGGGCGGAGATTCTGATCGGCACGCAGACGCCGGTCAACTACCAGGATTACGCCGACGGCTCGCCATCGGGAACCAAGCTGCTGGCGAAGTGGGACACGGTGGTCACGCCGCGATGGAACGGCGATCAGTTCAGCGCGTTGGTGCTGCAGTCGCTCACGTTCACGGCGACCGCGGCCACGATGTACCTGGTGCTCAAGGTCGGTCAGGACGGGGCGCCGACGTCGACCGTGGACGTGTGCTTTGACGACGTGGCGTTGTGCCAGGCGCCGGCTGATCCGGCGATCCTGGCGCCGATCGGCGTGGTCATCGCGGATGCATCCAGCGCGGAGGCGACGGCGCTGGTCAAACTTCGGAGCTTCTGATGCCGGACCTGCTGGAGACCGGATCGAATTGGCTGGAGAACCAGCGCCATCAACACATGACGCGAACGGTGCTCTACCAGCGCGGAACCGACACGGTCGAACTGGCGGCCACGATCGGTCGAACGGCGTTCGAGCAGGCCGATGAGTTCGGCGTGATCCATCGGACTGAATCGCGCGACTTCCTGGTGCGGACGGCGGACCTGATGCTCGCGACGGTGCAGACGTTGCCGAAGGCGGGTGATCGGATCAGTGAGACGGCCGGTGATCAGACGTTTGTGTACGAGGTGATGGCGCCGGGCAATGAACCGCCGTGGCGCTACAGCGATCCGTACCGCCGGACGCTGAGGATTCACACGAAGCATGTAGCGACGGAGTAACCGCACGTGGAGGATTGGATGCTTCAACCCGTGGTGCAGTACGGCTTCCTCGGTTTTTCCGTGGTGCTGCTCGGCGTGGTGATCTGGCTCATCCGCAAGCTGCTGGACGTGCTGGAGGCCAACAACCGGATCATCGCGGCCAACACCGAGGCGATCCGCGACCTTACCAACACGACGAGCGACCTGCTGAACCTGAACCGGTCGCTGCATGACAAGATCATCTCGCGGCCGTGCATTGCCCGGGAGGAGTCGTGAGATGAGCGTCATCACGCAGATCGCCGATGCCGTCGCGACCAGTCTGAACGGCGGCTCGTTCAGCCTGCCGTTCACCGCCGAGCGGCACTACCGGCCGGTGCTGGATCTGCCGCAGTTGCAGGCGCTGCACGTCACGGTCGTTCCCCAGGGCACGACGATCGAGACGGCGGGCCGAAGCCACAACCAGCACGACTGCCGGATCGACATCGCGGTGCAGAAGAAGTTTGAGAAGGAGGAACCGGCCGAGCTCGATCCGCTGATGGCGCTCGTCGAGGAGATCGCCGACCACTTCCGCTTGCGGCGTTTGGACGGGTTCGCGGAGGCGGCGTGGATCAAGACTGAGAACGTGCCCATCTACGCGGTCGAGCATCTCGAGCAGCACCGGGTGTTCACGAGTGTACTGACGCTGACGTTTCGGGTGTTGAGGTAGTGGCATGGCAAAGACGTATCCCATAGCGAGCCGGACGACGCGGAGCTTCGAGGTCATCGGCGCCCAGAGTGACATGGCGATCTGGACGCCGGCCAGCGGGTTCTTCGTGGTGCTGACGGAACTGCTCGTCACGCTGACCGAGCCTGCGGTCGTGACTGTGTACCGGGGCGACACCAACGAGCCGTCGAAGCGCATCTTGCACGGCCACTTCCCCGCCGGCATCGACCGCGTGTTCGACGAGCCGATCGAGCTGGGGGTTGATGAGGTCCTGCGGATCACGACCGGTGCGGGCAACTGCTACGGCGTGTGCGGCGGCTTCGAGCTTCCCTACCGCGGGTAGGGATGGAGGTGGGCGGTGCCGTTACTCGGGCAAGCGCTGGGTGGTCTGCTGCAGCCGCCGGAGGAGGAGATCGAACAGGTCACCGTGGTTTCGGTGACGGCGTCGGACAACATCGCCGTGTGGACGTTCTCGCACGAGATCGCGGAATACACCTTCGATCCGACGGGGCTGGAGGCGGCCAGCGGCGAGACGTGGCTGGGTGTGGGTGGATCGGATGGGAGCGGGTTTCAGGTGTCCGTGGAATACACCGGCGCGCCGATCACGCAGTGGCGCATTGTGCAGGCGCCTCCCGGCCTGACGTTCGTGGGCGGTGTCCCGATGAAGGTGCCGCAGAGCGGGCTGGTTATGCCGTGAGCGCTTCGCGTATCCGGCGCCGGAAAGCATGAGATCGACCATCCCGCATGGGCGGGTTCGGTGAGATAAGGAGACGGATATGGCCATCAAATTGGGCATGGAAGCCCGGCTCTACTATGGAACGGCCGGTGCGACGGCTACCACGGAGCTGATCAACGTCAAGGATGTCACGTTGAACCTGGAGACGGGCGAGGCGGACGTCACCACGCGCGGCAACCAGGGGTGGCGGGCGACGGTGGCCACGCTCAAGAACGGTACCGTCGAGTTCGAGATGATCTGGGACACCGGCGACGCGGGCTTCGCCGCGATCAAGGACGCCTACTTCAACAACACGGCGATCGCGCTGGCGATTCTCGACGGCGCCAACGGAGAAGGACTCGACGCGGACTTCTCGATCACCAACTTCAGCCGCAACGAGCCGCTGGAGGAGGCAATTACGGTGAGCGTCACCGCCAAGCCGACGTACTCGACCCGCGCCCCGGCGTGGAAAGAAGCAGGAGCCTGACGCATGAAAACGTTCACCGATAACGCTGGCCGCACCTGGACCATCGCGATCAACGTCGGCGCCATCAAGCGCGTGCGCGGGTTGCTCGACGTCGACCTGCTCGAAGTCGTCGAAGGCAAGCTGATCGAACGGCTGATCCGCGATCCAGTGCTGTTGTGCGACGTGGTCTACGCGGTGTGCAAACCGGAGGCCGACGAGCGCCACATCACGGACGAGGAGTTCGGCCGGGCGATGGCGGGCGATGCGATTGAACACGCGACCAAGGCGCTGTTGGAGGAACTCGTGGGTTTTTCCCCGAGCCCGAGGGATCGGGCAAACCTCCAGCGCGTGCTCGCGACGACGTTCAAGGCGATGGACCGAGCGAGGGATGTGATCGAGGCTCGGATCGACAGCGGGGAGCTCGACAGGGTGGTCGAGCAAGCGCTGGCGAGTGCCGCGAACTCATCTGGCGATGCGCGGGCATCACCGGCATTGAGCCCGACGGCTTGACGCTTCGCGAGCTGCTCACGATGGCGGAGGCCCGCATGAAAGACGCCTGGTCGCGGACCAGTTCACTCATGGCACTGCTGGCCAACTGCCATCGCGATCCGAAAAAGACACGAGCCTATCGACCGAGTGATTTCGATCCATTCGGCAAACATGCAACACCGCCCAAGGTGGGCGTGGGTGTTCTCAAGGACGTATTCATCAACGGCAAGTTGCCAGAGGCATTACGACAAGGAGGTCCGTCATGATTCGAAGAGGGTCTGTGTTCGCTGTTTCATTGGTGTGTGTCGTGCTGGTCGCCGGTTGTCTGCTCGGTTGCGCGCAGAACACGGCTGCGCCGGTGGATCAGCCGAGCCAGCAGTTCCAGACGCCCATCAGCGATCAGGCTGCCCAGGGCTCCAAGAGCGACGTGAAGGTCTGGGTGATCAACGCGCCGGGCGAGAATGGCGTTCCTACCGATGATTCACATCTGGTTCTGAAGCTCGACGAGCAATCGAGCGAGTTGCCATCGGTTACGTCGGCTACCAGCAATGAAGCCGGCAACGAGGTTCGCGATCCGAAGGCCGGCTACGTCATCGCTGGTCTGACGTTCAACATCCACACCGGCGGCTCCAGCACCGGGCCGCAGAGCACTGGCGCGGTCGGTCCGATGAGCGCGCAGCCGGGTGCCACGGTCACGCAGTCTCCCGAGCAGAAGCCGGAAGGATCGGTGCAAGTTGCGCCGGCTGTGGCTTTGCCGGGCGGTGTGGCCAGTGGTTCGGCCGCAGGTGCGACCGGCAGTGGAACCGTCTCGCTCAGTAACGAGCAACAGGCGGAACTCCGCACGGCGCTGCTTCGCGCGATGCAGGGCGACACGCAGGCGTGGGCACAGATCGCCGAGTTGCTGGGCATTGTCTTCAACCCGACCACGCAGCCGGCGGCGCCTGACGGTGGGCAGGAGTAAGCCGTGGCCCGCGTGATTAATGCCGACGGCGCGACGATCGTCGGAACGCTCGAGCAGATCGCCCGGCTGCTCGAGCTGCTCCGCGGCAAGGGTGCCGGCGTCGTCAATCTGGACCGGGCTAACTTCGTCATCCTGGATAAACCGTTGACGCACACAAGCGTCAAGTCGGCGATCGAGGCGACACCGAGA